TCTTCAGTTAAATTTTCTATTTTCATCTCGTTTGGGACCCTAGTATATTTGTATATCCTACTTTGTAAACCCTTTCGCCTCGAAAATCCTAGCCAGGCAACGCGAAATCCTGAACAGGTAAAATTTAAAACGATTTTTATAAATGATATGAGCCTTGCAATAGGTGTAGGCTAGATACACCAATGGCGAGGTTGTTATACCTCGCCATTAATTAGTGTTTATTATTCTTGAGGGTGTAAAGCTTGTACAAGTGTACTAAACTTTTTTAATACATTGTCTTTAAACTCGTCAACTATTGGGTTGCCGTTGTTTTCTAATATATGCTTTTCACACTCGCCCATTAACAACTGAAACATTATTTCATAGTTCAACTGTTTTTTATGTCCATTCTCAATAACCATGTCAGCTAGTGAAGTAGGCGCATTAGAGTTTAATTTCTCACTCAATACATTAGCAATATTAATTAATTCATTATTTGGCATTAACATCTCCTATTGCTTTGTATTCACTATATTCTAGTTCAGTAGTGAATTTATTATATAAATCATTATGAGCAATTTTGAAATTAGCAGTTTCAAACTTTTTTCTTTTACGATTTATTTTTTGTAGTCCAAAGCTTTCACCATTTTCATTTTGTACAATGATTAAGTTTTGATTTGTTCTATCAAAAGTATCTACAATATTTTGTTTCATTGTATCTAACTCTTTAGATAGTCTATTTTGCTTTAGCTTTAATTGAACATAAGCAATAACGATTTTCTTTTCGTCTTGCTTTAGTTTTTTTATTGCATTTGGCATTTTTACCTCTTTGTTAAGTTATATATTCTTATGAATACTCTATTCTTATATATCTTATTAAATCTTATGCAATAGTTAATTCATCTTTTTTTTATCTTTTTTATTAATGATATTATTAATGGTATTAACATTTGGCTCTACCTCTAGTTGTATATCTTTTTCCAACCCCTGCACCAGCAGGGTCAGTTTATTAGTAAACTCATCTTGGGCTTTTTGTCCTGCCTTACGAGAACGAGGCGAGGCGCGAGATGAGGCGCGAGATGAGGCGACAGTAGTCGCCTCATTATTAATTTTATCTTTAGCCATTACCAACTACACCAATATTCAACGACCTTTTTATCATTGATTGCTTGTTCGCAAAATTTCAAGAACTTAATATCTTGTTCCTTGTACTCCTTGACGCTTTCCTCTTGGAACTGTTGCCCCCAAAAAAATCCATCTTCGGCTTCATAGCCCTTGAAGTCATTGGCTATTTGTTCAGCTAATTCCTTGACTACTTCTTCGGTCATATAACAAGGCGCTTCGCAATCGCCATTAAAACCTAAATGTGAAAGATGTCCTTCATGCTTATGTGTTGTATTTTGTTGATCCCACTTCTTCGCCATGAACTGTTGAAGTCTTGCGTGTTTTCTCCACACAAAAACATTTTCTCTTTCTCCGTAATCATCATCAGAATAGTATTTATCCCAATCTACCTTTTGACCTCGAAGGTGCGCGTGTTGATCTAATCCCATAGCTTTTCTCCTTTGTTGATTAATCTTTATGTCTTATCGTATCTTATAAACTAATTCAACAACTATCTTTTAGAATTATTCTAAACTAGAAACCTAGAATCATTCTAAAGTAGAAACCCTACAATTCTTACCACAGCAGGTGAGTCTGCCGACCCCAACTCCATAGTAATCTCTTAACACATCTATCCATTCTTTCAAACGACACCGAGCTTACCGAAAGTAATCCCAGCGCGCCATGCAACTTTATAGTAATTAAACCCTGATGTTTTTCGCTTTTCAAACGACACCGAGCTTACCGAAAGTAATCTCCAGCGCCAGTCCTGTGATCCATAGTAATCTATTTGCCACCTTATCCATTACTTGAAACGACACCGAGCTTTAACCATCGGCTTCTCCTCAGCATGCACCCCAACACCAGCAGTAGTTCCTGCTGCAGATGCACAACTCTAGAAAACGAGACGAGATGTGGTACATCAGAGTATACCAACGAGCGAAAGCATCAGGATCCCGGTGCCAGCTAATGTGAAACCGGGAAACATAAACAAAAGGCACAGGTAAACGACAACGAAGGTCATGTGGAAGCTCCAGCTGCAGGTACCAGTTCTTGCAGTTCCTGAGCTCTAACTTCGACAGCCCACCAGACGAGGTCATTAACTAAATGTTTCAACGAGCCTGGATCATTAGATATGTGGTGAAGGAATTCACCACTCTTCAGGCCCGCGCCATCCGCGTAATCATGGACCATCTTCCAAATTTCCTCCTCATGCTGCTGATGAAACGAAGTTGTTTCTGAGTAATACGTGATACCAGCGACACCTCCTGAGCAGCCGTGCTTAGCGATGTCTGAAATTAAACCTATCTCCTGCTTTTGATACTCAGCGAGGCATTCCTTTATGCTTGGCATTAAGAACCACTCCTTCAGTTCTACAGCTTCGGGATCGTAATGGCGGCATAAGTAATCACTGACATGTGAATGAATGGTCTCAAAGTCATTCATCTGTTCGAGATTGTTCCAAATTTTTTGTGGTAGATCCCCTGGTTGTTTAGCGTACCGATGTTCATCTAACAAATTTTTCTGCTTTTCTATTAAATGTCTAGGCATCCTTTACCTCCGACTCTTTCCACGTATTTCCATTTGCAATGCATTTGGATCCAGTGCCCCCTGTCAGTGCGTATACTTTGCCGTCTTCAGGTTTGTCCTCAGCACGAGCTGCTGCTACTGGCGCGTTGTCCGTATTCAATTGTTTTACGAGATCTTTTAGTTTTTGTTTTCCCATGTTACTCCCTCCTTATCTGTTTTGTAACTGATTGTGTCACCTAATGTTCTATCTAATAGTTTGACGGGTATATTGTTTAGTTCACCGTAGCCTTGATGCTGCGTCCCCTGCAGTATCTTCACCCACATGGACTCGAATTGATCATCCTCAACAAATCGTACGTAGACGAAATCTTTGGCCTCGGGTTTCTTTTCAAATTCTTTTACTTTGAAGTACGTTTCCATGCTGTGCTCGGGACAAGACCATACTACATTGTCCTTTAGTTCATCACCCATATCTTTGTTCATAGTTCTCCTTTGTTACGCGTGCGGGAGGTACTTCCACTGGCCAGACATCCGCGCACGCTATATTAATATTACCGCGCGATATACATATAAGACACGATGGGATACCTGTCAAGACCTTTCTTTGAACTTTTTTTTCACCAGCTGTGTTCGCCGACCCTGTGGTAATCATCAGACTACGCTGCTGCCGGACCCCAGTGGCTTAAACGAGATATAAAACCTTTAGCCTTTCTTTAGTAAACGAGGTTGGTGAAGTCTGCATCACAGGGGGGAAGGAAGCTGAAGTTACGTCTGCAGACCCAGTGCTATCCTTATAAACGAGAACGAGATGATTTTCTTTTCAAACGAGAACGAGGATCGAGGCGCACCTTCGTTTAACCTAGTGGCTCGCCTCTAACCTCGCCTAATGAAGCTAATGAAGAAGATCCATGTTTTATAGTTAACTACTCTTCCCTTCAGTTCGTTCCACGTTGCGTCCAAAGTCTGGTTCCTAGGGACTTTGCGATCCCGTGGCTACATCTTGGTTTCTGCATATCATTTTCCAGCAGACCAGCCACAACGAGGCATTGTCCTTATAAGATATCATGGGATACCTGTCAAGGCTTTATTTTAATTTTTTTAATCTTTCTTCAAAAGACCATTTCTTTTCATCGGGAAGTTCCCTTACCACATCAGCTACCAGCTCCTGAAGACTGGTCACATGCTGCTGGAGCTCATTTAGTTTCTTATTATAAGAACGAGCTTTGTTCCCACCTCGAACGAGATCGAGGGCATCAAAATCTATCGCCATTACTCCCTCCCGTCCTTATCTGGATTATTTTTTAGATATTCTTCGTCCCAAAAATGAACAACTATTCTTCCATCTTTTTTATGGAAAATATCATAGTCGGTATCTTTTTTAAATTCTTTATGAATTCTTTTATCTAAATCTCCAGAGTTTATTGGTCTAAAAATTTTCATTACTCCTCCTTTTCTTCTTGTTGAGTATCTTTATCTATTATTTCGTAATCAAAGCCATCAGGTAATCCGTCTACTTCTACAACGCATCCTGCTTCTACAGTTATTTTTATGGTATGCATTTCCCTCCTTTGTTTAGTCTTACCATACGACATCATGGGATACAGGTCAAGCAAAAGTTTCTGCCGAAGGGAATCCCAGTGCGATCCCTGAAGTTCACGCTGCGGGCTCACCCGGTGTCCTGTGAACGAGAACGAGATTTATCCATAAATGAGAACGAGAAACGACAGCTTCACCCGGATCCTGAAGACTGAGCTCCAGCTGCCTGAGCGGGACCAGTGTAGTTAAGTTTAACGAGAACGAGCGAGGTTTTTCAACGAGAAACGAGACCTGTGCAGTAGCACCTGCTGCTGGTCCCCTGGCCACTGATCAAACAAAGAGGGAAAGGGATCAGTGGCCGGGGCACGAGAACGAGAGCTACGCTGCTTCTGGAGGCCGTCCCAGCTCCTGAAGGATGGTCTCCTGGACCGTTGGCCATTGTAACGGAAACGAGAACGAAGCAAACGAGACAAGGGAACGAGGATCGGTGAAAACGGACACCGGTCTGTACAGTCTAAGAGACTTCTGCAAGAGGGTCTCTTTCAAGATAATAACTTTACCACCTGCCATAATATACTTGTTGATCCAAACAATTTGCCATTTATTTAGCTTAGGATAACTTAATGAATCTGATTTAAGTTCAATCCAAAATACTTCACTACCCATAACTGCGTGTATATCTGGAATACCATTGATTGTGCTAGATTCTACGCGAGTTAGAAAGCAATCAGTTAGTCCTTTTTTTACCTTTTGCCATAGCCTAGTTTCCCCATTTTTATTAGACATGATTAAGTAAGTTTTTTATATTTTAAGTTTCCTAATTGATTTAATTACTGCTGTTGGAATAATAGTTGTTGCACCAATATTGTCAAACGTTGGTTTATCTTTGGACTTGATGTAATCACTAAAAATTCTTGTAATGCCATTCTTTTGACTTAACAAATAACCCTTTGATACACATACAGGTAATTGTTCTTTGCCTAAGTCTTTTGTGCTAGACCAACCAGCATCACCTTCGATATCACACCACTCAATTTCTACAAATGGATAATCATCAATAACATTTCCGAGATTTTTAAAATCAAAGTTTAGTATTTTCGAGTGTTGTCGTTTCTTTCTAGTCATCAATCTCTACTTTAATTTTACCAATTGAAGTGGTGATGGTGGAGTTATGTACTTGGTTAAAAGCATCTAACCATTCAGTCCAACTAGCCCTTTTCAATTGCTGTAACGTCTTCGGACTCAATTTCAATCGTCTTGGCGTTGAAGCCATCGATTTTATTTGATAGTTCCTGTAACTTTTTCTCAAGTTGCTCACGTGACATACCCTCCAGACCACTAACAGTTACTTCTTTACGATCAACATAAGCTCCGGCTAATTGACCAGATCTATATTCAGCGTTAATAGCAGCAGCGAATTGTTTTTCTTTCTCTGCCTTGTCAGCAATTCTTTCTAGCCTTTTGTATCTTCTAAGGTTGTCACTTTCATATTTCTTTTTTTCAAGATCAAATAATCTATCAAAATAATTTGCAATATGAGGACTGTGTTTTCTAGACAACATTCTAGAGGCAACAGACCCGTAATCTTTTTCATTAGTACACACATAGCCTGCACGCTTTAGTGCTTCAGCTTGTGTAATTGAACCCCAATCTTTAACATATATCT